CTTGTGCGCGGTACCAAAGATGTTGGCATTGCCATGAACGACATGAACCTTGTCATGGACATCAGCACGGCCACCGGCATGGATTCTGCCAGCGTCGCTGACGCATTGGCTAAGGCTTACCAAGGCAACTTTAAGGCGCTTCGTTCGCTGTCCCCAGAGATGTCAACCATGATCAAAGAAGGCGCAAGCCTTAACGAAGTCATGGATGTGCTCGGTGGAACTTTTGGCGGGGCAACGGCTAACAGCGCCGAAACCGCCGCAGGCAAAATGAAGATTCTTAAAAACTCTATTAGCGAAACCAAAGAGTCAATCGGTGCAGCTCTGCTACCCGTGCTCGAAGCCGTGCTACCCGTGCTTAACAAATTTGCAATGTGGGCTCAAGACAACCCCAAAACATTCTTGGCTATAGCTGCCGCTATCGGAGCAGTCGCCGCAGCAATCGTTGTCACCAACATTGCCATGGCACTCAACCCATTTAGCCTGATCGCTGCAGGCGTCGCTTTGCTGGTCGTTGCCCTAGTCGCCGCTTACAACAAGTTTGAGTGGTTCCGTGACGGCGTAAACGCAATCGTCAACACCGTAATTGGTTTCTTTGCTGGCATGGTCAACGCTGCAATCGGCGCGGTCAACGCAATTATTAGCGCCTACAACTCAATCCCGTTGTTACCAGACATTCCAAAAGCACCAACAGTTCCCGTGCCACAACTTGGCGCTACTGCAGATGCACGCCCAGTCGCAGGTCGTTTAGGTATTCCGCGCATGGCCGAAGGTGGAATTGTCAACTCCCCTACTCTTGCCCTGATCGGTGAAGCAGGCCCAGAAGCCGTCGTGCCATTAGACCGCATGAATACTGGCGGGGGAGTGACTATCAACGTGACTGGCGGCCTTTCGACTAGCGCCGAGATCGGTCAAGCCGTGGTCAACGCATTGCGCGCCTACTCACGGAGTGCAGGGCCGTTGGCTCTGAACATTGCCTGATGCCTGGCACAGCTGTTGTTGACTCGGGCAACTATGACCTGCAGATTGCCACAGGGTTTATTGTTGACGCGTTTACTTTGGACGACGCGTTAAAAGGAGTTTTAGATAACACCAGTTATGTGCTGGACGGTACGACCGAGTTTGCAAGCGTCATGGACTCAGCCACTAGCATCACCGCAAAGCGCGGCAGACGCGACATAGGCGACACGTTTAGCGCCGGCACGATGACATTCACCATTCAAGACGTGGACGGAATCTTTAACCCGTTTGATGAGAACAGCCCGTATTACGACACCGCAGAATCAAAGCCTGGTCTCGCACCAATGCGCGAAGTCAAACTAATTCGATACAGCTCTACGAATGTGGCCGAATTGCTGTTTTCAGGATATGTCGTGAACTATGACTACAACTTTGCGCTTGGCGGTCTTGACACCGTGACGGTCTACTGCGCTGATCAGTTTTATTTGCTATCACAAACCTACTTAAACGAATACAACGTCAGCGCACAACTATCAGGCGCTCGAATCACCAGCGTCCTTGATCTACCAGAAGTAGCGTTCCCAGCCTTGTCGCGCAGCATTGCCACAGGCACAGTCAACCTTGGCCACGACGCCGCATACACCGTGCCGGCAGGAACCAACGTGTTGCAATACATTGCCCAGATCAACGACACCGCCGAGTTTGGTCGTTTGTTCATGTCCCGTGATGGGGTGCTTACATTTCAAAACCGCATCGGCAACACGCTTTCGGGCTCTGTCGCTGATTTTCATGATGATGGCACCAATTACAAGTACAACGGCGTGGGCATTTCGTTTGAGGCGGACGCCGTAGTTAACCGAGTTGTCGTCACAGGCTTAGATGGCACTACCGCAACAGCCACCGACGCAGGCTCAATAGCCACCTATTTCATCCAGACCAACAGCATCACAAACAGCCTTTTGCATGAAGCAGGGTCAATTACAACGGCCGCGTCCTACTTGCTTAACCCGCAACCAGAGGCAAGATACACGTCGGTGGAAACCGCATTCCTAATGCTGACCACAGCCCAAAAGGACACGCTGGCGACCCTAGAAATAGGCGACACCATCACCATAGAAAAGACATTCCCAAGCGGTGCCGGCACAAGCCAACTGGCACAAGAACTGTCCGTTGAAGGCATTGAGCATTATCTGGACTTCTCTACTGGCCACCGTGTCATGTACAGCACCGCGCCAACAACCATTGTTTACGAGCTGATATTGGATGACGCCGTGTATGGCACACTCGACGCAGAGAATGTTTTAGGATAAGGAGCACTTATGGGAGCCAACGCACAAACCGCTGTACCAGTTTTTACCGCTGGACAGGTACTTACCGCTGCACAAGTAACGCAGATCAACACGGGCATTCCAGTCTTTGCCACGACCGTGACCCGAGACGCCGCGTTTGGCGGTGCTGGAGAAAAAACTCTTGCACAAGGCCAATACGCATTTATTGAGGCAACTAACGCAACCCAGTATTACAACGGGTCAGCATGGGTTGCAGCTGGAACTACGCCAGGCTTGGTGTACATCACGGGCGCATCATTTAGCGCGCAATCAACTGTGAGCATGGCTGCAAGCACGTTTACAAGCACTTACAAAAATTATCAAGTGTTTTTAGACATCACTAGCGTGTCTGCACAGTTGCAGGTTTCGGTCAGAGTCAACAATGCCGGGACGCCTCGAACGGGGGCAAGTTACTTTTGGGGCACAGGCGTAATGAATACCGCAGGCGCTTTTACAGGTTCGGGCTCTGGAAGTTCGTCAACACCGCAAATCGTTGGTGCAGACGGCACACGCGGCTATCACGGCCAAATAAACGTGTTCGACCCAACTAATGCATCAAGTTACACCGAAGTGACCGCAGCAGGCAACGGCAACATATCTGGAACAAACGGAGCAATCTTTGGTGGATATTTTTACAATGCAGCCGAAGCCAACGATGGGCTCACCTTTGTTACATCTACTGGAAACATGACAGGTTTTTACCGTGTCTATGGAATGTCGGAGAGTTAAATCATGAGCGAATATCAAATCCAAATTGGCGACGAAGTGCGCGACATGACCGAAGAAGAAATTGCTCAACGCAAAAAAGATGTAAAAGACAGCAAAGCAATAGACAAAGCAGAGTCAGATCGTCAAGTCTTAAAGATTGCAACGCTTGCAAAACTTGGATTGACTGCCGACGAAGTAGCCGCGCTGCTGTCGTGACATGGCCATTGAGATTGTGGTTTCTGTCATCGGTGGCTGTTTCCTTGTATTGGTTGCTCTCATCAACAAAATTGGGAAAGACAACCGAACAGACCACGGAATTGTCCATCAGACGTTGGGAAGAATCGAAGAGAAAATAGACAACCATGTTGAAAATCACTAACAAAGACAAAGCAATGTTTGCTAGTTACCTGCGTTCGGTCGTGGGCGCGCTGATTGCTGTTTACTCAACTGGCACAACAGACCCACGTGACTACGGCAAAGGTGCAATCGCAGCTGTCATCCCACCATTGCTTCGCTGGGTAAACCCTAAAGATGCAGGCTTTGGGCGTGGCGATAGCCAAAGCTAAGCCAGGCGTGCCAAACGCACGCGATTACATCGGCAACGCAGACGGTGCATCACCAGCACCACGTGCCGGCATGAACGAATGGATTAAGCAAGCAATCGCTGCATCTAATGGCGCGCTGTGGAACAACGGGTCGTGGGGTCAACGTGACATGCGCGGAAAGCCAGGCTCATTGTCTGTACACGCGACTGGCAGAGCTGTTGATCTGTCGTATCGCAAAAGCGAAAAGAACCCAAAAGCAGGACGCAAAGAAGCGTTGGTCTTTATTGACAAAGTTGTTGCCAATGCAAACGATCTTGGCCTGCAATGTATTTTGGATTACATCGGCCCGCATGGTCGAGGCTGGCGATGCGATCGTCAAGCGTGGGAAACATACACAAAAGAAACAATCCACGGCGTGCCAGGCGACTGGTTCCACATTGAAATCACACCACAGGCTGCCGATTCGGTGATCTGGGTTAAAGCTGCATTCTTAAAGGTGTTCGGGGAAATCCCACCTAAAGCGTGATCCATCCCCTAAGGTCAAATTACCGACAAAAGGACAGGCGATGACTGAACCACAGATATTTGACTACAGCGTCTACATAGGCGTAATGGATAACGGTCAAGAAATTCTGGTGCAAATCTTCACAGACCCCGAATCGGGCAAATACTTACAAGGACAAATCGCATTCAGATCGCACGCTTCATCTTGGGGCGTGCCCATACCTTTGGAGAAAAGATGAACTATTTAGCAGAAAA